CTACCGCCCCCGAGCATCCGTGTACGCAGCTTCACACGACAAGCCCGCTATTCGGCGTCGGTCAGCCTCTGCTGCATAGATGCCCGCCAAGTCGTCAGTCTGGCTAAGCAGCTCGGCAAACATTCGGATGGCTGTGTCGGCTGCCTGGCGCTCTGCGGTAGCGCTGGCAAGCGCAGTGTCCCGACGATAGCGGGCGGCGTATTCTTGGGCTGACTGGCGCACGCGCTCATCAGCAGCGCGGCGCTCAGCAAGAGCAATCTGTGCAAGCTTTTCCTGGGTATCACGGTCTCTAGCCTCCATTTCTTCGGTTAGCTCATGTTCAATCTGTCGTGCCCTACCCTCTGCATGCGCGACAGCGATCATGTATTCAGCCTGGGCCTGGTCGTAGCCTTTCCTATGCTGGGCTGCACCGTAGAGTTGCAACCCAATAAAAAGGGCTGCCAGAACAGCAGCCCCAACTACTGCAGACCGGATAGACATATCTTCCTCTCTGCCTCTCGGCGCAGCTCCAGACCACGCAGTTTCTTGCCTCCGGCATACACCCATCGCGGCAACTGGTTGCAACCCCCGACCAGATCGCCAGCCCGCAGCTTGCGCAGCAATGTGGAGCTGCCATAGGCGCCAGGCCCCACGTTGTAGACGAAGCTGGCCAGCGCCACACGCACGCCATCAGGCAAGGATTGCGGCACTGAGCGGTCCACCACAGCCAGGGCCTTCCTTACTTCCTGCTCAGTCAAAGCATCGCAGCGCTCCGGCGTAGCCACATCACCCAGCTTGACGCCGTGGGTGAAGCCCTCGCAAATAGTCGGGATGCCAACCGGGTCCACATAGGCCACCAAAGAACGTCCCTCCCAGGCGGCGACCAAACCAATGGCCGCTGCAATTACTCCCGTACCAACCTTAGTTTTCAGATCCACTCTTCCACTCCTTGAAACGTGCCCAGCCACGCTGCAGGCCACCAACCAATCGCGCAGCCGACCGCAGGAAATCGGGCAACTTAGTCACAATCAAAATCACTACATAGGCTGCCCAGAGCGTCAGCACAAAGTCCTGCATCGTCCATCCATAAATAAGCAAAGCCGAGCCGGTGCTGATGGGCAAATGAGCGGCGTCGTTGTGCAGCATTGGTTTCTTCCCCTTGTTTACGGTCGGCATAGCTGTCTCCCGTGAAGCGCTGCGCGTGCAGCAGACGTAAAAAAGCCCGCTAAAGAGCAGGCTGAAATCTCGATCATGTCCGCCTAAAAATCAGGCACGACTATAAGCTCTAAGGAACTCAATAAAATAATCATATACTGGACGAACATAATGGAAAGGGGCCTTTCCCCATTTATGAGCACCATCTGCTAAAAACATACCCACTGGATAATTAACAAAATTACCCCTAGGAATATACTTCTCAGCAACACCATATAAGCGATTTATCACATTTTCACAGAAAGCAATTCTTTCGGGAGATGAAATACTTTCCCCTGAATCCGTTTCGCTAGCCCAGTGAACATTATTAATGATTATTTTTTCCTTGGGGACGTATTTAAGTAATTCAACAAGCCCCTCCTCCCAGCGCCTCGAATACTCATCTTCGTTAGGGGCCAACTTCACTGCAGCTTTAGTATTAAATATTCTAGCAGCCCGCAGTTCATCAGAGTTTGTCAAAAATGCATCGCCGTATGCAATCAAACCGAACCTATCATCGACCAAATCGATAATTACTAAATCCACCGCCCTGAAATCAATACCCTGAAGCTCAATAAAAAGCTTATTTGAGGCATCATTAATAATCATCCTCTTTTGAAAATTCGATTTTATATCTATGTCGGATTCATCAAAAATCACAATACCAGCATCAAATCTAGCCAAGGTAGTTCTTGCATAATACTTGGCTATCTTAAATTCAGATTTCAACAAATCCAATGTAAAAGCATCTCTTGTTACGCAAGAACCTATAATTAAAACATTCATCAAAAACTCAAAGTAAAACGTCGCATAAGCGCAAAAAACAAGAGCCGATCACAGTAAGAACGATTAAAAATCTGAAAGATCATACTTGTTAGCATAAAAATTCGAAACCGCCTCGATTGCTCCTGGGATCAGGGACAAGTCTCTGGCGTTGATCAGCACCTCAGGGCATAGCCCATCCTCCAATAATGGGAATAGATCGAATGTGCCGCCATCAGTCAAAGGTCTGCCATCTTCGGGGCGGGCCGCTTTCCGCTCTCCATTCAAGAATAGTTTTAGGCCGTCTTCTTTTGAAAATGTGAATATAGCCAAAAAGGTCTTATCCCGAAATGTACCACTCCCTGCGGAGTATGAGATACGAATAGGGGTATCAGGCGACGCTCCACCCTTTGTCACGAGCCGCAGGCTAGATACTCCATTGCTACCTCCAACAAAAATATTCAACCCCAAGAAATCAGGGTCTGTCTCTACCACCGAGGACGAGCGAAAAATATTCCGACGCAACCCATTAGACACTCCGTGGAGGCCAATTACAAACACAACGGTCCACTCATTCTGTGGCACCTCAATCGCGGGCTGCAGGACTGTAAGCCCTGCGCCTGTCTTGAATGCTGGAAAACCGTCAAGAGTCTCAAGGGAAATTGAAGAGGCTGGCGAGGTCTGGATCCAGTCTTGGCGGGATGAACGGTTTAATGCTCGATCCCCCTGTGTCTGCGAAGCATCCACAAACATGAGCCATTCACCAATATTCCCAAACGCTTTTCCTTGCTCTGTGAAAGTGTATTTCATGTCGGTATCGAACCGGCCTTCAGCAATTTTTTCAACGGTGATCATTTCAATTTCCAGAAAGAATAAGAGATTTAAGGAGCTCAAGATAGGACATCTCATTGAGACGTCGCTTTACGACCGAGGGCTGAGCTACCACGTAGGGATGAGTAAGCTGATGAGACTCGTGAAGCACCGCGTGCCTCTCAAGTGTCAGGCCAGCATATGCAATCAAGCCGCCTGAGCGGTTGCGCTGATAAAAACAAATGCTACGGTTATCAATAAAGCCGTATTGCTGGTAAGCAATTGCGGTCATTCGCTCACCAGATATTGCCGCTGCCGCCATGTCGGCGCGCGTCGCTGCCCCATACCACCAGAGCGCATCCGTCTGGCCATGAGCGTGAGCGTCGATAACATGCGTAACATCCGGGTCGGAAACCACTCCCAGCAACAAGCGAGTTTCTGGTTCGCTCTCTGGAGCCGGTCCTCGGTACATCAGGCTGTTTGGATCGTCGCTTCCCTCTTCCCACTCAATATCAAAATTACGATTTACATCGACGCCGTTCGCATTGCGACGAGCGGTACCGTAAGACGCGGGCACTGCCACAGGGATGATCTCGAAATCAACAGAATGGCGAAGCAATGCGAGCTCAGCATCCTGCTCAGAAAACTGAATCAGATGGCGGACCGCTAGGTAGAGCGTGATAATTCCAGGCAACTCCCCGGCATGGATGCCACCAACCAGTACAGCTTTCTTGCGTTTGGGCAGCAGATCCCTGGTTTCTTGGTTATGCGTAACCCGTGGAGGCGCTTTCAAGCTGTAGCACCAAACAGACTGCCCGCCCGAGTCCAGCCCCAGTTCGCGCTTACTCATAGCGCTACCAGCACCCTCCAAAAGAGCGTCATAAGCAGCAATCAGTTGTTCGTACGTGGGCGTTTGCTCGTAAAAAATGCTACTTAAATCAGGCGGCAAGCCGACAAACGCTCCACTCCGATAAGGCTCACCGTCAAACTGACTCTCGCCGAGCACCAGATCCTGATCGCTGCTGAGCATCGAACCATCCTGGGCAACGCGTAATACAGAAAAATCAGAGGTCTCGATTACGTGAAAATCAAGCAGGATTTGCACAGCGGGCACATCAAACTTCATATGGTTCTGGGTATTCACGTAAACAAGCGGCGTATAGTCCAATGTGTCTAGACCCCAAAAGTCAAACCAACGGTTCCCTGGTTTCAGAGTTTCATAGGCCACCCTCGAGAGCTCTATTCTTGAGGCTGACTGTACCCCTGACCAAATCCATTGCGAACCATCGGATACCCAGTAGCCGTTGTTGGCCGGATCTGGGTCGTTGGTGACACGGATATATGTCCCCTCAGATTGTGGCAGCGCAGCGTCAGCATCTGCCTTCGTTAAATATGTAGACATACTCGAGACTTGCTCAGCAGCGTCAGCAGCGGCCTCCGCACGCTCCGCCGCTTCTACGGCAGCACCCAGATTCGACAGCCGGGTCATCCCCTCCCATGTCAGGCGTTTCCGGCCTAGCCGGTCATCCCAATAATCCTTGTTAAGGCTATTGGTGGCTTCATCCATGTTCTGGGAGTTGTCGTACAAATCCTTAGGGTTCGTACTCCCAATTGGGTTGCCGGTTTTGTATGTCGTCATTTCAACCGCCCATAAAAAAACCCGCCGAAGCGGGTTGATAAATGCTGGTGCCGGGGTTAATCCGGCGGATTGTTGTTGTCGTCGGCGTATACACGCACGTCGTAATTAGCTGCGGTCACATCCGTAACGTCAGTGCCACGTGCCTGGATGCTTGTGATCAGAGCTGGCTTTATCCAGTCAGCCGTAAGACCAAAGTAAATGTGCGGCAGCTCCTGTTTCAGACTGACCTCTGGCCAAGGCTGCGCAATGTCCGCAATGATTGAAAAATCGTCAGGCCCTGGAGACGCAACGAACGGACCAACAAACTTGCCCTCTGGTGTTCGGTACCCCACGGAATGCGGCGCACCAGCAACCCAGCGCAAAGGCTCGCTGATGCGCAACAACGCGCCACCAGTGGTGGGCCGGATATCGATCAGCAAGCCCATCTGCGCGTTACCAGGCTCGTCATCAAACAACGGCACGTAAGACAGGTACTCACTGTTGAATGCGTCCATTTCTGTGCCGAAGCTGTACTCACGATTTCTATAGGCCTGCTCCCGACGCCTACGCATGCCGATTCGCCAAGCTCGGACCCGGTCCGTCACGCCATCGAGCTTTAACTTTTCCAGCTTGAACCCCTGATCGCCTGGTAGCAGACACTTCACTGTCATTGACGCCCAGGTCTCCGCATCGATGTACTCGACTTCCACCCCATCCGGGTCCATAGGCTTGCGAGGACTCACGCTTTCACGCAACGGCTTGGTCATATTCAACGGTGAGTAGCTTTGCTCGAACTGCGTGCGCACATCATCGCGGACTGGACGGATCAGGCCATGCGACACCGTCAATTCAGAGAACCCGGCCCGGAAAGCAAGTTTCAGGGCATCTTGAGCCGTTGTGAGGTCATACACATGATCAAGCGTTTCACCTCGGGCCTTCCAGACTGCATCCAATCTTCGCAGCTCGTCGGCATCCAGATTCAGGTCTGAGTAGCCAATTGAGCTGGTGATATAGCGAGCAAATGCAGAGATGTCCCGTGTCGGCTGTGGCGCTGACCAGGTGCCGTCGCTTTGTAGTACTGGCAGCATCCGCGTCGCCACCACGTTGATCTGGTTTTCCGATTGTGCGCCCAGCCGCCCGCCGACTCGCAGCCAAGCTGCCATCGTGGTCCAGCGCGGGTAGCTTGTTCGCGTCCGCAGACGGCTTTTCAGGCCATACCACTGGATCGTGTCTTTGACCTGCGTGGACGTGGCGCTGGCACCCACCCGCCGAACCCGAACAGCCGGTCGCATTTGCGGGACACTGATCGACTCGGTAATCCCGATTTGGTCCAGCGTCCAGTTCTCATACCACTTGCTGATCGTCGTGCGTGGGCCGCCGTCAGCGTTCCGGTACTGAATTTCGATGCCCAGCCCTTGGGCGGTGACATCACCGTTGTCTCGTATGTACCCAAGCCCATTAGGAAAGAAGAAGTCGATCTCTATTGCGGTCGTCGTCTCTTTGCCAGGCGTGGCCACAAACTCGCTGCTCCACTCGCCATAAACCGTGCCGCCATTGAACGTCACTGTCGCTTCAGTGCTGGTCACTTGCGGGAAGCCAAGCCAAGTCGGATCGCTCTGGCCGTTGGGCTGCAAACGCCACACAACGATGTTGTCTGATGAGTATTGTTGGACAACATATCGGGGCGCAGGATTGCGCTGGAAAACGAGTATTTGCTGGCCGAGTGGAACGAAATTCACCCAACTGACTGGATCTTCTGGATTCTCGCGCGGAATAGTCAATTCAATCCAACCGTCGCCATTTTCGTCCAGGTCCATGGAGCCGACGACAACGTTGTAGCGTTGCCCAGAATACTCCATCGTCAGAGCCACGCTTTCAAGCCCGCCAATCGGCATTAAGTGTTTAAAAGCTCCGGTGAAGCGGTTGCGCTGTGGACGAAGTGGCGGGCTTTCCCGCGACACCTCAAATTGCTGCGGAAAGCGAATGTTGACCAATGTTCCAGCCCCCCAGCCTGGGGGAAATTCACTCTCGGAAGAACGCCAGATATAGCTGCCATCAAACGAATAGCTTGCAGGCTGCGTGTTCTCCCGGTTTGCCATCTCCGTGGACATTTCCAGACCTGCCGTGCCCGAAGATGTACCGCCGACCGCCGGCACTGTGTGCCAATGCTCGTGTGTAGATGTTCCCGACAGATCTGCCCCGGGGCCGTAGATAGCATAGGAGCCGTCCGCACCCAAAGCAGAAAACGGCGTATCCCCTACTTTCACGTCTGCGTCATGTATCTGATACTGGCCGGGCCCGATGCATGCGTGGAACTCCAGCCACTGCTCGCGCCAGTTCACGAAACGACGGCGCGGTGGCGTCAGATAATCAGGGAAGCGACGGAACCGGCCGGCCAGCTCGGGCACGACATCGCCCAGCTTGGGCTGATTGGCCTTTGCTGAAGTTGTTTCGAGCCGCTGTCCTTGCTCTGGAGAACCGTAACTCTGGCTGCCACTCTTTGGCATCAACCAGCCGAACGCAAAGTTAAAGACGCTCCCTAGAAGCTTTCCTAAGCCTGAGAAAACGCCACCGTACTGAATCGCCGTCATCACCACATCGTCGTCAGCGGCAAGATGAAAGTCAGCCCACTCAAGGATCGGTAGTGGTTTCCCATTGACCTTCACACACGACCGAGGTAGTTCTGCCAACGTGTACGTCAACCCTCTTGACGCAAAAAAACCGGCTAAGGTGCCGGTCCATTCGTACGTCTCGCAAGGCTGCTCACACGTCCCGCTGAGATAGAATCTGATCGTCATAAAAAACAACCCGCGTGTAGCGAGCCTCAAAAGCGTTAATCTTGGTGAGCGTGGGGCCCGTAGCGACATCAGTCTCCAGCACCCAGAGTCTGCCGTCTGCTTCTACGACAAGCCCAACATGGACACAGAGCCGAGCGCGCCAGCCGGTGGCAATGACGCCAGACCTGGGCTGCACTTCTTTGAACCCGCCCTGCTCCCGCACTTTGCTGGCCGCCGTGGTCAGGCCTGCTTTATCATCCGGGTCCGTCTCCGAGTAGCTGGGCAGCATGGGCCTGCCGAACAGAGACACCCGCGCCAACCGTACTAGGCCCCAGCAGTCCAACTCCGGCATCGCCCGACCAAAAGGCACATACCGCGTGCACAGAAAGTCATTGATCGTCATAGATACTGAATCCCCGGTGCCGTCTCTGCCGTATAACGCTCTCGCGGCCAAGCGGTATTGAGCAAGTCGTAATAGCTGGCTTCGGCTACAAACGCACCATTCTCAAACCCACCACTTAGCACAGTCATGGCGTAAGGTCGCTCTGCCGGAGCCGCAATATCGCTAGCCAAGTACGTCCGACTTGTCAGTGTCACCATTTGCCCGGATTCGAGCATGGCATCCACAATAGGCCGAATGCGGTCATTGGCACCGGCAATACCAAACCGCAAAGTCTGCTGACCAGAGGCGTTACGCGAAGGCAGCGACAACTCTACGGCTGCCGCCTCAAACAACACAAGCTGGCCGTCCACTCCGAGCATTCGATCTTCATAGCCCTGAACGATCCGAACTGGCGTAACACCAGGCGCGGAAACCTCAAGCGTATAAAGCAGCATCGAATCGGTCGGAGCGCTTGCATACACAATCTCTAAAACACTCATGCTTCTGGCCACTCCCGGTTAAGTGCAATATCGATAATGCTCGCCCCTAGCACGAACTCGGGGAATTCGCCCCAGCCGACGGGCATAAGCGGACGCTCCCAAATTTCCAGAGTCGCGCTGACCCGCCACGCACGCATTCCGATCGGGTCAGGCCCGGTATACATCGAGACGAAACGGCATACATACTGGCCTTCACCGATAGGCGTTTTGAGTGGCGAGTTAAACCACTCAGCCCCATCTTGAATCGCATCACGGAACCATGCCTCAAACAACGCAGCCTGGTTATCGCTTCTGAAGATCCAGTTCACATTAACGGTGGAAGGGACCGAGCTAAACCGTCTACGTTGACGAGCTCGACCATCCTCCATCTGCGTTCGTTGAAAAGGCTGGGTGTGCCTGATTCCGTATCCGTCACGAACGGGCATAGGCAAGCCCACAGGGTAATTAATCTCTGTGTGAATCATCGTCCAAACCTTGTCACGTTATACGTCCCCTCGATCACACCAGCAGCTTCTGTACCAGAACGCACACTATTCACGAAAACGCTGAGAATGTAGCGTTCGTCTCTGAACTGGGACTCTACTTCGCCTGCCCGTTCGGGGTTTTCGTAGATATTCACGATCGGGGCCTTTCCTTGATCTTCACCCCCTTGCCCTTTGCTGGCATCAATACGGGATAACGTGGCATCCAATTTGGCACTGGTTTTTGACGTAACAACACGCTCGCCCTTTTCCAGCAGCCATGTCCCGGTCTGAGGGACAGAATCAATACCATCGTGGGCCATACCAGCCATAGCAGTCAGGCTGACAGCCGTTGCCAGCGGGGTAGCAACAGCCAATGCAGCCCCCATCGCAGCAGGTGCCGCAGCAGGGCCAACTACTGGAATCGCTGCAGTGCTAGCAAATGCAGCCAAGCCAGCCTGCAACGCCGTTGCGTGTGCATTGGCCGATAGCGCGAGTGCTCCTGATGCCTGGGTGCTCTTACCTACGAATAACTGAACAGCCTGGTAAGCCAGCCATTGAGCGGCCATCTGCCCCAGCGCATTGACTACAGAACGCAGCATGCCCTGTCCAAGTTTCTGCATCGCTTCGCCCAGATTTTCAGAATCGAAAACCATTGCTTCAACGGCACTGCCAAACCGGGTGCTCATGTTGTCGATCGTCGATCCAGCAAGCTCGTCAAAAGAAGATAGGCTTTTCTCGGCAGCAGCAAGATACCGAGACCAGTAATCGTCACCAGCCCCCAACAACGCTTCGTTGGTTTCTTCTTCCAACCGACGTAACAGCTCCGCCTTCTCCTCGGCTGTTTTAAGTGTGGTGCTAAGAATGAGCTCCTTGCGTCTTTCGTAAGACTCGCGGATCTGCTCTTCTTCAGTTTGAAGGCCCTCGATAACACCTTTGGCCTCGGCATTTACCCTTTCCTGCTCTTGGAATGCCTTAGTGGCCTCAAGCGCAGCACTGGCTAATTGCAACTGTGTTCCAGATGCGCCCCTGGCCTCCAGGTCATACAGCTTAATAGCCTCAGTCGTCCAGCCAAGCTGCTCAGATTGCCGCACTAAAGCATCGACACTATCCTGCACCGCCTTGGCCTCTGCCTGGGCTCGCTCAATCGCAGCCTTAGCCGCCGATGCTGCGGCGTTCGCAGCACTTTTCGCAGCAGCTTCACGTTCCTTTTGGGCCTTGCTCTGGGCTTGGAGAGCTTCATCTGTTTTATAGAGAGCTATCAGCTTCTCAGCCTCCCCCTCCTTCAATCCTTCGACCAAACCAGCCTCAACACGAGCCGCAAAACGCGCAGACTCAGTCTCCTTACCATGTAGCAAAATTCGCTCATTGATTTTTGCTGCCAAGTCCTCGTAAGTCTTGGAGGCCGCATCACCTACACGAGAAACATCCGTGGACGCAATAATTCCATTTAACAGCTCAATTTTCTTGCCGAGGCTTGCCACCGCCTGCTCAGCCGTATCCAATGCCCCTTTGGCAATGATTAAGGACTCGTTCCATTCTCGCGCCCTCTTGTCGTCTGGATAGTTCCTCAAAAGTCCCGTGTAATGCTGGACTGCAGTGCCAGCGTCAATGGCTTTGAGCTTTGCCTGGACGAGCTCCTCATTGATTTTCAGCAATGCTGCAGCTGCTTGGTTCTTTGTAAATCCATCGAACGATTGATTAAGGACATCTACCGAACTGCTCAGCTTGCTCGTTTCCTCATTTGAATCGCCTGCTGAAATCGCAAAGTACGCCAATGCAGAAGCAGCCAGGATTGCCAACCCAACAGGGCCACCCAACAATGCCATCGCGCCAGAGGCCGCCCGAGCAGCAACAGTCAACGTGCCAAGACCAGTTGCAGCGGTTGTCGAGGCCCCGGCCATTCGCGCCAATGCAGCCTGGTACTTAATGGCCTCTACAGTTCCTAACGCCATACTCGCTGTTGTTTTACCTACAGACACAACAAGACGCGTCGCAAGTACGGCGGCAACCAGTTTTACGCCATCTGCCACTAGCCCCCAGGGAATGGCTGTTAAAGCCTTAACCAAAATGGATACGCCGCTTGTGATGCCCGAAACCAGCGCCCCAAACGCAGCGGCCGCTTCAGGGCTTGAGAGTGAATTATTGAACTCTTCAACAGCCAATCTGGCGCTCTCAAGGCTACCTTCTTGTCCTGTCGCCAAGCCACCAATCGTATTTCGTACTGCTTCTATTGCCCCCCCAAAGGTCTCTCTCGCTGCCAGCGCTGCGCCGCCATATGACTCTTCTAGCGCGTCCAGAATAATGCCTTGGGCCTCAGCGGTCTTTCCTGTTGCCTCCAGCTGAACCATGAGCTTTTTTTGCTCATCGCTAAATCTAAAGCCCTGCCTGCTCAGTGCCGCCATGCCTGCCGAGGGAACATCCAAGGCTCGGCCGATCGTCTCTGTTGCCGACTGAATGGACATGCCTGTTCGAGCAGCCATATCAGCAGCGGCTTGCTGAGCACGAACAAACTCTCCACCAATCACTCCAGTGAATGCCACCAAAGCCGTTTGTGCCTGGTTGATATCGCCGGTGCTAAAGAGGCTCTTATCAACTAGCGCCACAGCCATGTCGTTCATCTCGTCACGGGTGAACCCCGCAGCCTCGCCCGTGGACTTTAACGCGGCGGCAAGCTGAGCCTGCTCCTGCTCCATCTGCTTGGTGTTATCAATGACAGCAGAAAACACCCCCGCGACAGACAGACCACCAAACGCCGCCGCTGCTGCCACGCCAATCGTTTTAAGCGCAGCCTTTGTTTTTGCTGCTGCCCGCTCTGCATCATCAGCGATTTTTTTACTGGCGCGAGACGACGCCCGCTCCGCTTTCGTCATCCCAGCTTCAAAGCCGCCGATTTT